GTTTCCGTGTCCTGGGTAAGATATAGCGGCGTTTTCGCCACTGCTTCCGACAGCTTTTTTATACAGGTAAAGTAGGTTGCTTCCTTCATTGCCGCCGCTGGTTGGTCTTCTTCTATCCCGAAAACCTTTAAAAAAAGCTTTTCTTCGTCCGTAAGTCGCGGCGTATCGTCTACTTCTTCGCTTCTTTTTTCCAAAAAATCCAAAAACATTAACTTTTACCACTCCTTACTATCATAATCGCGACTGCTGCCAGCTCAGCAGCTAAAACATACATACCGATATG